CATCGACCCGGCGCGGCCAGTGCGAGCCTTGCCGCTGATCGGCGTGCGCCCGCCGCCGCGCGAATACCGCTTCACGATCCTGGAGCGCCAAGTGCTCTATTACGACGGCATCAGCGCGACCTATGTGACCGATGGCGAGGAGGTCTACATCGACCGGGTGATCACGACTTACCGGCGCAATGTGTGGGGTGCTCCCGACGACAGCTATCTGGATGTCGAAACGATGTACACGGCGCAGTTTTACGCGCGGTCGGCGCGCAACCGCATCCTGCTCAAATTTCCGCGGCACAAGCTCGCCAGCGACGGGACCAGGTTCGGCGCCGGCCAGGCGATCGTCACGCCCAAGATCGCCCGCGCCGAGCTCATCGCGCATTACGGCGAGCTCGAGGAGCAAGGCATCGTCGAGGACATGGACGGCTTTGAGCGGGCATTGATCGTCGAGCGCTCCGCGACCGACCCGAACCGGCTCAATGCGCTGGTCAGCCCGTCATTTGTCAATCAATTGCGCATCTTTGCCGTGCTCGTGCAATTCCGACTGCATGGCATGGAGCGGGTTGTCGCCTAGATAGGGGGTCGCAATGGCAGACTGTGTCGCTGGCTGGGTTTATGTGAAGGTCGACTCGCGTCAGCTCTCGGTGCGGGGCACGTGCACGATCTCGCCGAACCAGATCACCCGCAGCCCGATCTCGGGGCTCGACGGGTTCCACGGTTACCAGGCGGTGTTCCGCGCACCTTACATCGAGGTTGAGGTCACCAATCGCAACCAATTCCCATTGACCGACCTCGCGGGGCTGACCGACTCGACGATCACCGCCGAGCTCGAAACCGGCGAGGTCTGGGTATTGCGCAATGCGTTTCAGTCGGGCGATCTCGAATTGAGCGCCGCGGACGGGACCGCGACCGTGCGCTTTGAAGGGCCGGAGATGCGGAGGCAGGCGCCATGAACGATGTCGTGACGACAACGCTCGGCGGCGGACCCGTCAAGATCACGATTCAGCTCAACGTTCCGATCACGCACGGCGACGACGTGCTGACCGAGCTCGAATTGACCGAGCCCAGCGCCGAAGGCCAACGGCGACATGGAACGCACGATCATGACGATCTGCGCATGCACCGCGTTGCCGCCCTCGGTCATCAAACAACTGCGCGCGCGCGATCTGCGCCAGATTGGGGACAAGGTGGCCGAGCTGATGGGGGAAGAGTCCCCCGAGACTGGCGAGAGACGCTCGCCTGGCTCGCCTATAATTTCCATTGGGCGCCGAGCGAGCTAAAGCGCCTCTCGACCTGGGAATTGCGCTGGTGGGCCGAACGCTGCCAATACCTCGCAGCCGAGCTAAGACGGAATAGAGACTGATGGCGCGCGGTCGCGATCCCGGCTTCCGGGTCATCGCCTCGCTGACCGACCAGGTCACCCGCCCGATCAACAATATCAACAACCGGATCGCGCAATCGACCGCGAAACTGCGCGGCATGGCCGCAATACCGGGGGCGATCCTCAAATCGACCGGGTTGACCGCGATCGGCGGCCAGTTGGGCAAAGTCGGCGCCGGGGTGCTGCAGCTCCGCAGCGCCGTCACGGGGCTGCTCGCACCCTTTGCGCGCTTGGGGCTGATCGCCGGCGGCATCGGGCTCGGCACGTTTGTGACCGATGCCGTCAGCGCCGGCGCCGAGCTCGTGAAGCTGAAGAACACGACGGGCGCCAGTGTTGAGGCGCTGCAGGTGTTCCAATACGCCGCCAAACAATCCTCGGTCTCGACCGAAGCGATGGGCAGCGCGCTGATCAAACTCAACCGCGCGATCGCGACCGCCGTCAAAGGCGGCAAGCCGGCGAAAGAGATCACCGAAGTGTTCCGCGCGGCGGGCGTGTCGATCGCCGATCTGCGCAAGTTGAACCCGGAGGAAGTCTTTCTGCGCGTCGCGTCCGCCGTCGCGAATATGTCGAACCAGACGAACAAGGCCGCCGTCGTCTCGAAGCTGTTCGGCAAAGCCGGGGCCGAGCTCTTGCCCGTCTTGAACGAGGGGGCCTGGGGGATCAATGCGCTCGGCGATGAGCTCCGGGCGACCGGGGCGATCATGGATGACGCAACCGCACACAGTGCGAAGGCCTTTTCCGACACGATGACCAAGCTGGGCTTTGTCGTGAAGGGGCTCGCCTATGACATCTTGAAGGAGCTCCTGCCGTCGATGACCGGGGCCGCCTGCGGCATGGACGAGTGGCTGATGGCGAACCGCGAGTGGCTGAAAACCGAGATCATCGCCGTCGTGCGCGATCTCGTCGGGATCGGGACCGCCTTTGTCAACCTGGTCAAAAACGACATCGTGCCAGCGTTGCGCGCGCTGTCGCCGATCTGGGACGGCGTCGTCGCGATCATCGGCAAAAACAACGCGATGCTGGCCGCGTTCACCGCCGTCGTCGCGCCGGGCATCATCGGCGCCGTCTTTGCGATCGGCAAAGCCGTGCTGGGGCTCGTCGCCGTGCTTGCCGCCAATCCGATCGGTGCGACGATCATCGCGATCGCCGCCGCGGGGCTCTTGATCTGGAAATATTGGGAACCGATCAAGGCGTTCTTTGTCGACTTGTGGCAAGGGGTGAAGGCCGCCTTTTGGGCCGTGCTCGACTGGCTCGGCGACTTTGCCGCCGCGTTCTCGTGGGGCGTCTTCACGGGCGATTGGGAAGCGCTTGGGACGCTGTTCTCAGACCTTTGGGAACGGGTGCGCGCCGTCTTCTGGGGTGCGCTCGATTGGCTCGGCGACTTTGCGTCTAAATGGGTGCCGCAGCCGATCCTCGACGCGTGGGCGGCCGTCGCCGATTTCTTTGTCGGGGTGTGGGACCGCGTCGGCGCCGCGTTCCGCACCGGCAGCGAGATCGCCGGCGCCCTCGCGCGCGCGTTCCTGCCGCAAGGGATCCTCGACGCCTGGTCTGGGCTCGACGAGGCCGTTGCCGGATTGGTCAGTTTTGACGCCGATCGGCTCGTCGCCGGCGCCGAGGCCTTTGTCACCGGGATCAGCAACGTGCTCGCCCGCTTTGTGCCGCAACCGATCCTCGATGCCTGGGCGAGTGTCGAGCCGTTCTTTGCCGCGCTGTGGGACGGGGTCGCGGCACCCTTCCGCGAAGGCGTGAATGTCGTCGCCGATCTCGCCCGTCTCTTTACACCCGACGCGCTCGAGGTCGCCTGGGGGGCCTTAACGGGGATCTTTGAGGGGATTTGGGCCGCCGTCGCCGCGATCTTTAGCGGAAACGTTAACGCGATAATCGCCACACTCGCCGCGCTCGTGCCGGAACCGCTGATGACCGCCTGGGGCGATCTCGCCAATTTCTGGCAAGGGCTGTGGGACCGGGTGACCGGCATTCTCGACAGCGCAAAGAACGTGATCGGCGCCGCGATCGACTGGATCATCGCCAAGCTGGAGCCGCTCAAGGCGGCGATCGCCGGGGTCACCGGGGCCGTGGGCTCGATCGCCGGCATCCCCGGAGCGATCGGCGGCACCATCTCGTCGGGGTGGCAGAAATTGACCGGCCGGGGTGCTGCAGCACCCGCCTCGGCCGGCGCCGTCGCGTCGACGGGACCGGCACTCCTCGCCGCAGAAGGCCCAAAAGCCTTGGCGGGCGCTGCGCAGCAACAAGTGTCGAAATCGGAAGTGCAGGTCAACTTTGCCAATGTCCCCGAAGGTACGAGGGTGCGCGAGACGCGCTCGACCGGGAACACCGAGGTTTCGCTGCGGACCGAATATCGTGTATCCCTGCCCGGACCCGCGCTGTAAGGGCAGCATCATCACCCTGACGGTTCCGATCGTGACGATGGACGATCGCGGACGCCGGCTCGTGATCTGGAGCCTGCCTTGCCTGCAGTGCATCGGCTCGATCGCCTCGTGCGATGGGGCCGGGTCGGGCAACAACTCCTGCAATTTTCCCGCCCGTATTGTAGATGGTTGAGCCGCGCATCGACGACGGCAGCTATTGCGTCGACGACGAGCCCGACGCGCTGCGCGCCGGCGTGCATATCGTCGGCGATCTGCTCGCCTCCGCGCTGATCGCCAGCCATCGCCGCGACGACACGGCCAAGGCGCTGAAGGCTGGCAGCATCGATCATCTCTATGTGTGGGAGCGCTCCGCGATCGAGTGGCTCATCGCCCAGATCGAGCGCGACGGGGGCGTCGTGTTAAACGCG